TGGGAGATCATTGCTGTAGTGAGCAATTCTGCTTTATTTGATCTTAATTTCCCTAAATTGTCAGGACCTGGTTAATGGCAAATGTTATTCTTGATTCTGCAACGGGGTCCGGGGGGAGTCGTGTACTTGCGTCCGGCAGGTATAGGGGAGCCAGAGGTGGATACAGACAACACATCTGGCGTGGAGGGGCTGAGAGAGTTGTTCCGCGTGAAGTGTCCGGTGTGCAGACTCACGCTCATGCTGGGTTGCCTGATGACGGAAACGTCTACAAGCATCAGCACTTGTGTGAGGATTGCAATATCGTTTTTACCCATACACATATGCGGAGGTCTCTATCACAGTCTATCCTACGCCAACCAAGGCACGTTTGTCCTAAGTGCAGGAGAATACCAACCACTGGACCATCAAGTGGTCCAACAACAGCCGCTTCAAGTGTTAGCGGAAGTGGCAGCGGTTCTGCACCAGGACATTGTGGATCTGTCTCCAGACCTGACACCCCACCATCAGAACTAGATAGTGAGAATCTGGTGGTTGATTTACAGGCTTATTTGTGGACGGAGGCTTACTTGTCCAGGCGGACACCAGAGCTATTTCGAGCCCTTATGCGTAAGGGTATGGCCTGGCTCCACGTAAAAGGAGTGGAGAGTGAGGCGGTGGCGGTTCGGATGCTCCGTGGTCCTCTCTTAGCTGTAACATCTCAGGGACCTGATGAGAGTCTCCTGAATGCGAAAGTTGCCAGCTTTACTGGGTGTTTAGACCCGATTAAGGTGGCTACCAACATGGCTGAGGGACATCCCATCATTGGTTGGGAGGATTCATGGAGGCCATTTATTGGTTGGACCTTGGCAGCAGGCATGGCAACTACGTCGGCCATGGCCTTGGCGCTAGGGGACCATTTGTTGGCTCCAGCATGTATGACCACCGCAAGTGTCGCTGCAGCAGCATGGGCTGCTTTGTGGCGACCTAAGCCTATGCACTATCAAATGCCAAAGCGGGATTAGGTCGGACCGGTTAGTGTGGTTGCAGTTTGCGCTTACCCCAAGAAATTGGAGAAAGTAGCTGCAGGCAATACTGAGGCTAAGCCTCCACATAACTGGTCTCACCAATCCACTAGAAGGTTAGTTAGACTAACGCCTCCAATTGAGGGTCTTTGGCCTACCTATACGCATTCTAACTGTGTTTGCAACGAGCTCGTCGCTAGTACCAATAGGGTTCTGGGGGAAGTACCCCTCCCAAGTCCATTTGGGTTGTCGAAGTTGGAGAAGTCGGTTCGCTTGCTTGCCCGTAGGGTTGGTAGATGGCCAACTTTATCAAGGGAAGAGTTTGTTGCCAAGTTTGTAGGTAGAAGGAGAAGTCGTTATCAGACTGCCTTGGAGACGTTAGAGCGGGAACCTCTTTGCCGCAGGGATGCTTTTGTAAATGCTTTTGTTAAACCTGAGAAATTTAACCCTGCTGATAAGGAGAATCCTGACCCCAGAATGATACAGTTCCGAAATGCACGTTATAATATCGAGTTGGGTCGAGTGTTGCGTCGTGCTGAGGAAAAGTTGTATCGGTTGAAGGGCCCCACTGGTTTGCGGTGTGTGGCTAAGGGACTCAATATGAGAGATCGTGCCCGTCTGTTGAAGAAGAAGATGCATCAGTTTAGTAATCCTGTTGTTTATAGTATTGATGCGTCACGATGGGATAAACACATCTCCATTGATGTCCTAAAGCTTGAACATCTTTTTTGGAGGCTCACCTGTGATCTGAGTGTTGTACAGCTACTCAAATTGCAAGAGAAAAATAAGGTTCGGACACAACAAGGTGTGAAGTACGTTGTTAAAGGCAACCGTATGAGTGGCGACATGAATACTGGTTGCGGTAACATCGTATTAATGCTTGCAATGGTGTTTGCGATTATGGGTGAGCTTAAGTTGAATAAGTGGGACTTCTTTGATGATGGGGATGACTGCCTTATTATTGTTGATAAACTGGAGGAGGACAAGCTCAAGACCCTTCAAGCCTGTTTTCTTGAATTTGGACAAGAGATCAAGCTTGAGAATAGAGCCGAAGAGCTTGAACAGGTAGTGTTTTGTCAGTGTAAACCTGTTCAGCTTCCAGCTGGTTGGACTATGGTCAGGAATTGGAAGAAGGTGTTGTCTCAAGACGCATGTGGCGTTAGGCGGTGGAACGTTCCTAAGTTGGTTCGTCCTATGCTTAACGCTATAGGGCAGTGTGAACTTGCACTCCATCCTGGCTGTCCAATTATCCAAGAGTATGCCTTAGCTTGTATTCGGAATGGTGATGGTACCGTGCCCAAGGGTTTCTTTGATGATGAAGAGATCTATTATAAGTTGGGTAGGGGTAATTATGGCTTAGAGCTTAACTATGAGCCTGTTGCCATCCCAAGTTTTGCCCGAGAGTCCTTCGCCCGTGCTTACAATGTTTCTATTCAAGAACAATTGGACATTGAGTCCAAGTTGCGTGCTTGGGTCGTGGAGACAGAGTATTCGCGAGACGGGGGATTGGAGCTAACGCATGAGTGGAAATTGGATGTCAAACCAACTGATCCGACGCTTACATATGAAATATGAGCTGCTGTTGCAGTTGTTACACATTTTGCCGCCTGGCCCTTCAAGCTGAGTGCTGGTCTCGTCAACCGGTGAGGCTCCCTTGAAGAAGTGGCTACAGATTGTGTATCTTCTGCTATATTGGCTCACCAAAAATAGGTGGTGGGTAGTAAAGTGCCTCCAGTAGTGCCTCAGACATCTCTGGCTAAATCCTATAGTAGGAGGGCCTCCAGAGATGTATCCTTACAATGCAG